GAATAAAAAATAGGAGTGTTTTTTTTTTTTATGTCATTTAAAGAATATATTTTAGAATCGGTAGAATCGAATGATTCGAATCATAGTAATGTTTATTTTGATTTTGACTCCATTAAAGTAAATGAAGATGGAGAACTTGAATTAAATATTCATGAGCACGAATTGGAAAGATTTATCAAGAGTGGAATATTAAATTTAAAACATAACAATAAAACATTTTCTTCTATTAAAGAAGCATGTTCTAATTATACAATAAATGAAGAAGAGAAAAAGTCAAAAGAAGAAATTAATAAAATTAAAATAAAAGATCCAGAAACCGGAGAAGAAAAATTCTTTGAAGTTGGTTTGGGTAATTCGAAAGTTGGATTTGATACTATTGTTATCAATATGACATCTGCTCATAATTGTATGAGTGCAGTGATTGGAACCTGTAAATTAGGAGCTTCTGGTGAGTGTTATGCTCTTAGATTCGAAAAACGATATAAAGATACCTCATTAGAGAAGAACCTAAAACACGAGAAACAATGGGCATGTTCTACCCCAGCGGCCATTGCTAATTCCCTTGATATTGTTATTAAAAAAATTGGAAGTAGAATAAAATATGTTAGGGTTAACGAGGCGGGAGAGTTTAGAAATCTACCGAGCGACCCGGATATGTTAGCACTTGTTTCCGATGAAAAGAAAGCAGAATTGGCAGAAATTGATGATGTTGAAAAATTAAAACAAGTTGCTGCTGAGATGAAAAAATTAAATTCTGATATTATGTTCTATACATATACTCACAGAAGTGATTTGAAGATTGGTAATTTGGGTGAGAATGTTTGTGTAAATGGATCTGGTTTTATGATTGATAATGCATTTATGCCACTTGATGTAGATGAATATTTGGAAGTCTGGGAAAGTTATAAAGAGGAAGGTCTAAAGAATATAAATGGTGTTGAAGTAAAAACAATTGTTAGATGTTTGGGTGATTGTAAAATATGTAAGTTTTGTAAAGTTAAAAAAGGAATGCATATTATTATTCCAGTTCATGGTGGTGGTACAAAATATGATGTTTTGAAAAGAAAAATGTTAATGTCAGTGGTTAGTAATGAGGAATTCCAGGAAATCTATAATTCTGATGCTTCATTAGAAGAAAAAGCAAAAAAGTTATATAACAATTTAACTCCTGAATATAAAAAATTATTAGATTATCTAATACCGGTTAAGACGGATATATATGAATTTTTTATGGATTTTATAAAATCAAAAGGTGATGAGAAGGTATTATATACTGCCATAAAAAAATATTTAAATAGTACAAAAAATGGTAAGCGAACAATAAAAGTAGATGATAAGATGAAAAAAGATGCGCTCGTATTGTCAATTGATGCATTGAGTGGAAAACTAAAATCTGATATAAAACGAGCAGAAGAAAAAGAATCGGAAACCGGTATTAAAAAATGGAGTTCTTTGTTAAATACTTTGAACAAGGCAATAGATGATGCAAAAAAGAATAAAGATGTAAAAATATCAAAGAAACTCGTAGCACAGCACAAAGATGTTCTTCGTAATATAGAAAAAGAAAAGGAAACCATAAAAGAATCAAAATTTTTGGAATATACAAGAAATCTATAATATAGTTTTAAATAGTTTCTTGGTCTATTGATAACCTAACATTTTATAGTGTTAGGTTATTTTTTTAAATATAAATACTGATAGGAGAATATATTTTATGGCACAAATAACATCTGTAGAAGAGTTTAAAACATTCATTTTACAGGAATTGGGGCACCCGGTTATAACAGTAGAGTTGGCCGATGTTCATCTTCAGCAATCACTCGATGAGGCTATTTATGACTTTTCCAGGTATAATTATTCAGAAGGAAATTTTAAAGATTTTCTAATTGTGAATTTATCGGCAAATCAAGCGGTATATGATTTATCTGGTTCTGGTGTCAATGATGTGGTTGATATTATTCTCTCTACTGGTGGTTCTGGAAATATAAATACATTATTTACTCCTGTTAATATGATATTGAGTCCTATGGATTTTGTTAAATTAGGAAATTTTCAGATAGTAGATTATCATGTTGCTATGATGAAATTATCAGAGATAGTTGATTATTTTACAATAACATATAAAGCTGATTATAATCAGAGTACACAAAAACTAAGATTAACACCAACACCACCCGAAGATTCACAGATAATGATTGAAGTTTACAAAAAAGAATCAGCGATAAATTTATATAATAATCAACTTGTTAAAAAATTAGCGGTTGCTCGTGCCATGATTATATGGGGACGAATATTGAGAAAATATTCAATAACACTTCCGGGTGGGGGAACATTGAATGGTACTGATATTTTAGCAGATGGAAAAGAAATGTTAGAAGAAACATTGACCTTGATAAAGGGCGAGAGTGAGCCACCATCTTTTTTTGTTGCATGAGGTATTAAATAATGGCTAATTGGTATGTTTCATCGGTCGCTTGGACTGCATTGGCCGCAAGGGCTAACAGCACGGTATATAGTGGTGGCGAGATACGAAAGCAGGATGGAACCGTAGCTGATGGCAACGAACGAACCTATGTATGTAGTACGCCCGGAACGAGTGGAGCATCAAGCCCCGCGTGGTGTTTACTAAACGGTGCCTTTGCATATACATGCACAATGACAATAGCTTCTCCAGCTGTTATATCACGAACAGCGCATGGTTTAGCTATTGGCAATAAGGTTGTATTTTCCACAACAGGAGCATTGCCGACAGGTATAACCGCTGGAACTGACTATTATGTTATTACTGCTGGTTTCGGTGCAAATGCATTTCAAGTATCTGCTACCCCTGGAGGGTCTGCCGTAGACACCTCTGGCACTCAATCAGGATCACACACATTTACAGCATCCACATACGACAATGGCGTAATTTGGACAGAGGTATCTGGACTAAATACTTATAATGGTGATGGTGGAGGGACTGCATGGGGCGCACCTGCTGCAAGGGTTAGCACCGTATCTGTTGCTGGTTGGAATGTTGCTGGTGATCAAATACTTGTAGCATCTAATCATGCAGAAACCTGGACGGCTGCGCTGAATTCCACCTATCTTGGTACACCTGCTGCGCCCGTAAAAATTTTGAGCGTTGACGAAACTGTTGTTCCATCTACAAACCTTACCACACTAAAGGCTGGGGCATCCGTTTTAACTACGGCTGGGGCTTCTGGTACTTCTGGAGCTATTTTCGGTGGTTCTGCAAATTCTACTGGTGGTCTTTATATGTATGGTGTTACTATCGCCGTTGGTAATGCTACTGCCAGTGCTGCAATTATTCTTGGCCAAGCAGGTGCACAATCAGAGTTTGTTATCGAGTCATGTAATTTTATTATAAATGGCAGCGGAACATCTGGTCGTTTTGTTATAGGGCCAAGTGGTTCTTCTTCTGGTGTAGGTCAAATGATCAGATTAAAAAATTGCACATTAAAATTTGCAAACGCAGGTCACAGTATCAAACTTGGATCAGGTTATGTAAATATTGATGGACTATCATTGACTTCCGACTCTACAGCTCCGACGACATTGTTCTCTTCTATTGGAGCCGGTTCTCACTCTATTGCAAGGATGTCTGGTTGCGATTTTTCCAAAGTAGCAGGATATTTATTTGACATGACGGCTGCTTCAACATGCGAGTGGGATATCTATGTATCCAGTTCAAAACTTGCTAATGCCGTAACAATGAAAACTGGTACAATACCTAAGCGAGGCATAAGAATTAATCTTCACAATTGTGATAGCACAAATACAAACTATCGTGAATATCACGCATCATACGCAGGTGAAATTCAACAAGAGGCAACCACGGTGAGAACGGGCGGGGCTACAAATGGGACAACGCCTATATCATGGAAGATGGAATCGAGCGCGAACAATAGAATAGAAATGCCACTGGTTTCTGATTGGATACCAATCTGGAATGAATCAACTGGCTCTGCTCTAACCGCAACCGTAGAGATAGCTGGGGAATCATCACTCACCAATGCTGATATATCGCTTGAAATACAATATCTTGGTAACGCTTCTTATCCTATCTCATCGTTTGCATCAAATGCTCCAGCGAATATTCTAACAGCGGGTACTACATTGCCGACAAGCTCTGTTAGCTGGGGTGGCTCACCTACATATAAACAATATATGCAGACGAGTTTTACACCTCAAATGAAGGGCTATATAATGGCGCGTGTGATACTTGCAAAAGCGAGTGTGATTTCATTTGTTGACACTAAAATAACAGTGAGTTAATTATGACCCAAGAAATACTACAAAACAGAATTCAGCCAGACGGTAGAGCAATTATAAAAGAAAAAATAATTTCTGACAATGGTAAGGAATATTTTTTTGATTATATGATTAATCCCGATGATCTTGATGGGCAAAAACAGAATCATTTGCAATATGTTATTGATGTTGAAAGTGAAGTTCCTTCTGAAGAGGAAGAATAATAATGTCTCGTGAAGCTCGAATTCCAGGCGGTGGGTTCATGAATGAAACGGGAACGCGGGAAGCTCGTGTTCCGGGGTGCTGTTTTGTTAATGAGACTATATCGACTATACCACCACCAACAATACGGAGAAATTGGTTTTTATTACAAATGAGAAATCAATTGGCATATCCATCAAACAATTAGTTATAAATATTAGTGTAATCTTTATTTAATTTTTTTCATGAAATAATGGATGGTAAATATATATGGCTAAATTAATAAGACCGAGTTCTCCTTCTAGTGTTATTCTTCGTGTTAAACTCATGGATTCTACTTCTATATCCGGTGCTGGTTTAACCGGAGTGACGAGTGGTTCGGCTGGTTTAACAATTAGCACATTAAGATCCGATGAGAGTTCGCCTGTTGTGTATGGAGCATCAAGCGCAACCATTGAAGATATAGCAACATTCGGAACCTATGTTTCCCCAACATCTGGTAAATGTAGATTTAAGGAAATCTCATCATCTCTCTTACCCGGTATATATGAATTACAATTAGATAATACTCGATATGCTGCACCCGGAACTATAGTTGCTATATTCGGAGCTGCAAATTTAGCACAAGCAGATTATGAAGTTCAGTGTGAAAATTTATCTGTTAGTGTTAGTGGTGTTAATCCATTAGTTAGAGTTATGCTATCTGCATCACAACCAGATTATAATGTAGCTAAAGAGACAAGTGCAACTGCTAATATGAATTCTATCATGGGCTATGTTAGTAGCGTTTCTGGTAATGTATGGAGTAATGCCACCAGAACACTCACTGGTAGTGTTTCGTTGGATCCAGCTACCAGGGTGGTTCTCTCGGCTTCACAACCAGATTACACACCAGCGACTTCATTAGAAGCAACAAATATCTATAATAGAATAGGAACACCTATTAGCGGATCGATTAGCAATGATATTCAAAACATTTCAACCGCAGTTGTTGCGGGTGTTCCGCAAAATTATACATCAATTTCGGGAACATTAGTAAATGGTACAAGTATAACCGGTTCTTATGTTGATACTAAATTAATTAATAATGTTTATTGGACAACTGCGCCATCTGGAACACAACTTGGTGGTTTTGGTTTAAATGAAAGTCTATATTTTAATGTTGGTTCGACGCGGGTATCTCAAATTTCTATTGCGGGTAGATTTCAAAATGCAACGGGTTCGGCTCGTTCCGTTGATGTCTGGGCATATAGTTATACAACAAGTGGCTATACTTCTATTAGTAACACTGTAATACGGATGAACCATTCGACCACAGATCAGATTTATTCTTACACACTATTACCCGAACACCAAGATACTAATGGAAACTGTATTATAAGATTAACATCTACCAGTACATCAACTGGTGATAGACTTTATGTAGATCAGATGTTAGTGAAAGCGGTAGCAGCAGGAGCAACAGCTAATGAAATTGCAACTGCCGTATCGAATAAAATGATTTATTCTTATTATGATGGTCATATTTGGATAGATACTGAAAATGGATTCCCCGGTACAGATTTGGGAGTTCATGGTCTTCCAACACATCCAGTTAATAATTTAAACGATGCTGTTGTTTTAGCAACTGCTCTGGGTACAAAAACATTTTTTATTAGAACAGAATCCTCTATTCAACTGAACCAAAATTTTGATGGATGGGTTTTTGATGGTTGGGGATATTATGTTGATTTAAATGGATGGAATATATCAGATACAGTATTTAGAAATTCACATGTTTCTGGTGCTTCTGTTTCTGGAGCCACCGATGGGGATATGCATTTTGATAATTGTTATGTAGAAAACTCTTCTTTGAGTAATGCTGTTTTGAGAAAATGTATATTAACAGGAACTATGAATCTATTAAGTCAAAATAATATTTTCGATGAATGTATCGATGGTACAAACTCGTTATCAACTCCCATCATTGAATTTCATGATGGTGCTGAATTACAAATGAGAAAATATAGTGGTGGTATTCAGTTTAATAGTATGAATGCCTCAACAGATATAGTAATAGATGGGGCTGGTAGGATTATCGTAGATTCATCTTGTGTTGGTGGAAAATTAACAGTAAGAGGACATTTCACGATAACAGATAATTCTTCTGGTTTGGTTAGTATAACAAAAGAAGCTATGTTTAATGTAAATCAACCATTAATTCTAACATCTGCTTATGATGCTGCTAAATCGGCAGCTCAAGAAATTAGCGCAACTGCTAATAAGAATTTAATTCTTTCGAGTATTACAACCATCTCGGGAGATGTGGATACTCTTCTTACAGCAAATCACGGTGCTGGTAATTGGGGTGCCGGTGAAGTTACCGTTGGGCCAGTTGTACTCTCTGGAACACAACCATATTATGCTCCTGCCACAATGCAGATAATAGCAACAATTTCCGGGGATGTGGATACTCTTCTTACAGCAAATCATGGTGCTGGTAATTGGGGTGCGGGTGAGGTTACTGTTGGGCCGGTTGTACTTTCGGGAACACAACCATATTATGCACCCGCTAGAATAACAGATCCATTAATTCTAACATCTGCTTATGATGCTGCTAAAACGGCAATGCAAGCAAATACACCGGTTGTGTTATCAGCATCTCAACCAAATTATGATATAGCAAGAGAAACGAGTGCAACTGCTAATAAGAATTCTATCATGGGTTATGTGAGTACCGTTTCTGGTGATGTCTGGACAAATGTTAATAGAACTCTCACTGGTAATGTTTCGTTAGAACCTACCACAAGAGTAGTTTTATCAGCCGCACAGCCAGATTATAGTGTAGCCAAAGAAACGAGTGCAACCGCTAATAAGAACTCCATTGTTGGTTATATAACCACGGTATCGGGTGATGTTTGGACAAATGTCAATAGGACACTGACCAGCAGCGTTACATTAGACCCGGCTGCAAGAGTAGTTCTTTCTGCATCACAGCCAGATTATAGTGTAGCCAAAGAAACGAGTGCAACCGCTAATAAGAATTCCATAGTTGGTTATATAACTACTGTATCCGGTGATGTTTGGACAAATGTTAACAGAACTCTTACTGGTAATGTTTCATTGGATCCTACAACGAGAGTCGTGTTGTCTGCGTCCCAACCAGATTATTCTGTAGCTAAAGAGACAAGTGCAACTGCTAATAAGAATAGTATCATGGGTTACATAACAACTGTTTCTGGTGATGTGTGGGTGAATGTGAATAGAACATTAACCAGTAGCGTTACATTAGACCCGGCTGCAAGAGTAGTTCTCTCGGCATCACAGCCAGATTATAGTGTAGCCAAAGAAACGAGTGCAACCGCTAATAAGAATTCTATTATGAGTTATGTTAGCACGGTTTCTGGTAATGTCTGGACAAACACAGAGAGAACATTAACCGATAGTGTTACATTAGATCCTAATACAAGAGTTGTTCTCTCGGCAACACAATCTGATTACAATATTCCAGAAAGTGTTGATCTATATTTGACCCAAGAACACGGTGCTGGTAATTGGGATGCGGTTAATGAAAATCCAGTGGTACTGTCAGGAACACAACCATATTATGCCCCAGCATTAGTTGGGTCTGAGATGTCATTAAGTTTAGCATCGATATCAGCAATTCAAGATGGGTTGGTTAAACATTCAGATACTATTGATGGTAAAACTGTAGATTATGTTTTAGAAGCTATAATGGCAATGGCGAATGGAAATTTCTCTATATCCGGTGATACACTAACACTGTACAAGAGAGATAACTCAACACCATTCTCTGTTATGACTAAAACATCAACATCGAGAAGCAGGACAATTTAATGGCATTGAATGTAGGAACTTTATGGTCATATGGGTGGATATCTGATGGACTTAATCCAGAGGTAGCAGATACTCCACAAGATCCTAATGTTACCATCATATCATCTTCTATTTTACTCCTCTCGTGGGATTTCTCATCGTTTGCAAAAGGATTTGATTTATATCGTTCAGAAACCATTTCGGGGACATATGAGAAAGTAAATTCATCTACGATATATGAATTATTTTTTTATGATGGTCAACAGACAGAACCATTAAGTGCTGATACTCAATATTTTTATAAAGTAAAATCTCTCGGGCCAACATCGGATTATGATTCTCCGTTTTCCGTTGTTTTCTCGGGAACGACACCATCCACAAATGAATTAACAAAAACTTATTATTATCCAGAAACAATAAGAAATGTTACTGTTTCGATATTAGATATGTTTAATGATTTTCATATAAAACGATATGATAAAACACCAACGAAAAATGCAGGGATTGTAAAAACGGTACATGTTCCTATTTCATTCGGGCCAGTAGAGAAAAGACATTTTGATGAATTGAGAGGCACCAAAGATGGTTGGCAAGCACCTCCTGTTCCTCGCATGTGTCTTGTTTTAGATGGTATAGAATATGATGCTTCGCGGGCAAGTGGAATAAATGAATTGAGACATTTCTATGATACCAATTTATTGGTTAGAGATGTTGACCAATTTTTTACTGATATTAATCCTGCTCCGTATAATTTTAATTTTACACTATCTATTTTAACAGATTCATTATCAGATTTTTCTCAGATTGTTGAAAATATTTTACCATATTTTAATCCCAATAGATTTTTGAGAGTAAAGGAATTTTCATTTCTAAATATAGAAAGGGACTTACCAGTTCAATTGGGTAACATCTCTCCTAATTTTTCACAAGATATGGAAGTAGGAGATGAGAAAAAAATAAATGCAGATGTTTCCTTGATAATAAAAGGTTGGATGTATAGACCAATCTCATATGAGAAAATAATCAAAATAGTAAATACGAATTTCTTTATTTATGAAGCGGTATAAATATTTTTAGTAACATGAAAACAATAAATAAACAAGTAATAACAATTCCAAATAATATTGACCACTCGGATAATTTGGTCGATTGTTATGTTCGTAATGTTGATTTTAGTGGGATCGAGGATGTTATTTGCCAAGGTTGTCATTTTGTTGATTGTATTATCCCCACGAGTTGGATTCTGAGCGGGTGTCGAATTGATGATCAATATACAAGAGAACAAGAATTATTATCAATGCAGAATGTTGAACTTGCTAAGAAATCAGTTATTACAAAAGCGATACTTGGAATTTCCCCGAAGTTGGTTGGTATGGAAGAATTGAGCGCACAATTAGGTCAATTATCCGCTGCTGTTTGTAGTGTCGCAAATGCGAGTGTATCATTGACAGATATTGCAATTGAGGGGATAAATGATATTTTAAATGATCCTCAGATCATTGCCAATACAGAATTACATAGTATGCTATTAACTGCTCGGGATACGGTAGTTAATATTACTAGTGGGGAATTAGAATAATGTCTACTTATTGTTTTCTACCGGGATTGGCGACTGGTAATAATAATGGAGCGGATTGGGATAATGCATGGAAAACATTTAGCAGTTTTTCGAGCGCAAGTGGTCAAACAATTCAGCCTGGTGATACCATTCTTGTTAGTAACGAAAATGGGATGATTTCGAGCACATCGTCGATTGGAACCATGGCAACATGGAGTGGGTCAACAGCCGGAATGGTTAAGGTCATTGTTGTAAAATCCGACCATACAACACCCGGATTTTTGATTTTAAATGGCGCTGGTTCTGGGGCAACAATCGATGGCATCCTTATAAATGGCAGAACTTCTATTCACATTGAAGGCTTTATTTTCTTATCATGGGGACGCGATGGAATTCGTGGTACCGGGACTGCAAGCACAAATCTGACCTTTAACCGCTGTATGTTTATTTCTAACACCAACATCGGCCTAAATTGTGCAGCGTCGGGTGGTACTTTCGGCGGTAGCACTTTAGTTTCGAATTGCTTTTTTGCATCCAACGGAACAGGGGACACTAACACAACGGACGGTGTGAGATTTAAACGCAACTGGCACGACATACGATCTGGCACAACTAAGTTGGGTTATGGTGTAACATTCACGAGCACAAACCGGACATGCATTCAGGAATCGGTTTTTCGCCATAAGGTCACGGGTGTCGTGTTGGGCACTTCCTCGACATTCCAAGAGGTAAAAAATAGTATTATTGATAATTGCACGACTGGAGTTTCGCAAGGTGCAACCGCAAATAAACATTCACTAAATATGGTTCGGTTTACCAACAATACAACTGGTGCGTCAACATCGAATGGCGCAACGTTACAGTTTAGGATGTGCGCCTGGTATAATAACACCACTAAAATATCCCTTGGCACAACTTCTGTTGCGGACATTGAGCTTGATACCGACATGGCGGGCACTGGTTATATTACCCATCCAGATATTGCCATGACTGCCAATGCGGATAGCGGGCAAAAAGTAATCAGCGTTTCCGAGGGGCATGGGTTTGTTGCGGGTGATTATATCCACATTGACGATACGGGAGGCGCTGAAGAATATCAGATTATTGATAGCGTTACATCTACCAGCGTTACTGTTTATTTGGATTTGCTACGCAATTACACTACGGCAAACAGCGCGTTTATACGGAGGATTAACTTTGCTTTATCTAACACCGCAGAGGCGCGTTGGGTAAATTATCCTATTGGGTGTTGCAATGTTGGTCAAGCTCTAACGGCTGGTATAAATCAAACTCCAGATTTTCCTGCAATTGGAAATGTCAGAGAATCAGATACATCTGATTTGGCAACAGGTACACTATTAAGTAATAAAATTTTAAAAAGTAATACGACTGGAAATGGCGCTGGAAATTATAATGATGATAATTTAAGTGTTGAAAATATAAGACCGGTTGCATTTGGTCTTTCACAAACAGGAACCTTAGCAAATCTCGTTGCAACAGATGCAGCATATGTTAGTTTAGAAGAGGGTCGTAATAGCGATCAAGGAACTGTAGCCGGTGATATTATGACTGGTAAATCAGTTCTAATAAGAAATGTGCAGATTGATGGTTCAATGGCTATCGATTATCCAGATTTAGGAAATGTTAGAGATACTGATAGTGCAGGTGGATCACCCGGTACACTATCAAGTAATAAGATTTTAAAAAGTAATACGACTGGAAGTGGTGCAGGAAACTATAATGATGATAATTTGAGTGTAGGTAATATTCGTCCTGTTTCTTTTGGTCTTTCGCAAATAGGAACACTCGCGAATTTGGTTGCAACAGATTCAGCGTATGTTACTCTTGAAAATAGTCGCAATAATGATAATGGAACAGTAGCCGGTGATATTTTGGTAACGAAAACTATAAAGATAAAGAATGTATCAACAAGCGGAACCTTTGATGAATCCGTTAGAAATATCGGATTGCCATCTAATAAAATTTTATTAGGAAATACTATAAAAATTCAGAATGTAACAACAAGCGGTAGTGCAATAGAGGAAACACACACATCAAGTCAAGTATTATCATCTGCTGGTGGAACATGGAATGATTCGAATTTAAGTAATGGAAAGATAGCACAAGGAACGCAATGGGGATTATCCTATACTGGAACAAGAACAGATGCGGTCAATACAAATGTTTTAACAACAAATGGAACTTATGGTGATCCTAATAATCCTATAACTCCTTTGTTTAATAAATCCGAATCCGAGTTAGCATTTGAAGATTCGAGAAATTTCGGAGCATCGAATTCTATAATAGTATCTGGTCAATCAATCACACAAAAATCAATACAATATAATGGAACAGCATCCGGTGAAATGCATACACAAGATCAGGTTATTTCAACTGCTGGTGGTAATTATAAGGTTTCTAATTTGACACCACAAAATGTTAGAATCGGATTGACATTCGGCTTATCGGGTGAAGGTCTTTTGGTAGAAGAAACACATACACCAAATGATATTATATCTACGGCTGGTGGAAATTATCTCATTTCAAATTTAACACCACAAAATGTTAGATTATCTAAAGAGTTTGGTCTATCACAAGAAGGATTGTTAGTAGAGGAAACGCACACACCAGAAGATGTTATTTCAACTGCTGGTGGTAATTATCTTGTTACAAATCTTATTTCATCAAATGTTAGAGATGGAATTGATTTTGGAATTACAGGATTGGGATCATTAATTGCCGAATCCCACTCTCTTGATGAGGTTATTTCTACAGCGGGTGGAAATTGGAATATAGGCGAGTTAAATGAAGGAACCATAGCAGAAGGTATAAATTTTGCGATTGATAGAACCGGGGAAAGAACAGATGCTAATCCGTCTAATGTTTTAATTGAGAATGGTTCTTATGGTAATCCATCTGCGCCAATTACACCAACCTTTAATAAATTAGATTTCGAATCTTCGAGAAATAGTACATTAACATCATCTATAATTAAATTGAATGAAATTGTTTTAAATAAATCAATATCTATTACTGGTTCGTATGGTGCTGAACCAATAGCCACGACTATTATAACTAATATATCTCCGGTGTTGCATGATTTATTATCATCCAGTGTAATTGTTAGCATAGAAGGTTTGGAGTTTAATGGTGTTGATTATTTAGAAGTCAATGGTGTTTTAACTGAAATCATATATCAGGATGATACATTAATTCAATTTTATGCAACGGATGAATCCACCGAAACAGTAAAAGATATTGTCTTGTATGATTCTTCTGATAATATATTAGCATCGTTTGATAATGCAATGATTTATAAGAATCTAATGAGAATAACAGGGTTAAAACCAATTGGTGGTTTGGTTGCTGGTGGTGATTCGGTTACAATATCGGGTGAATATTTTGGTAATACCGAGGGAACATTAGAAATTTCACATGATAATAAATTAACATGGATACCCATTGATGTAAATACATGGTCTAACACAATTATTACTTTTACATCTCCAGAAGCACCCGCTGGTGGTGGGGGTGCAGCGATACGGATAACAAAAGGTAATGGTATTCGTTTGATTATAGATTATGGATTTCAATATTATGAACAAGAAAATACAATACCTGTTCCGGGTAAAGCTCATATAACTTCGGTTGTTTCTTACTCGGCTACAATTAATAAAGTATTCTTTGACTTCGTTCCTCTCGTGGAATGGTATGATATTTACAAGGATGATGTAAAGATAAATATTTCAGCGGTTGATAATCTCTATTATATGGATAATGATGTTGATTCTACCGTAACATATAATTATAGAGTTGCTGCTGTGAATAGGTCTGGTTCTGGAGAATTAAGTGATATATATACTATAAAGACATTGGTAGATAATTCAAAGGCTAATGCAATAAAAGTAAATGAAAGTTTGATAAATGAAGATAATGAAATAACAAGATTATAGAAAGGTTTATTATGTCTGATTTTGAAAAACTTGATAAAGAATTTGATATTCCCCCTCTTCCAATTGCAGTTGATGAATTTCAACAACAAAAAAATGAATTAATTCAGAAATCTAATAACATTAGAACATTAGAGGATAAAGAATATTTACAGCAAGAGATAAAGTTTTTGGTAGATAATAGTAAGAAAGTCTTGGATGTAATTCAAAAAGATATAAAGATTGGTTCCCCACCAAGAATGGTGGAAGTTTATGCTAAATTATTATCCTCTATTTTAGAGGGGATTAAAGAATTGAGAGAATTGAATGTTGCTGTTTCCGAAGCAGAAGTTAGAACAAGATTGAATAGAGATGGTGGATTAGGAAATAATAGTAATACAAATATAAATGTTAGAATGACAGCAAAGGAGTTGATGTTTATGATGAAAGAGGCATCGTCCATGTCACAAATGAAAGCAATAAACACGGAGTTTGATGTAGAAGAAAGGACACATGATGGAAAATAGCAAAACTGATGTTTTATTTTTCGAAGAAATAGATAAGAAGATTCTTATCAGGGAAGTAATTGAATCTTTTGAAAAAAAAGGATTCCCTCTAAATTCAGTTGATATTTTGGAATATTCTAACATTAATGATAAAAACTCTAAATTATCTCTAAAGATAATAACAAAGGATAATAATAAAATTATAGTAGAAAGAGATTGTGGTTTAAAATTTCCTGTAATTAAATGGAAACTTAATGCTTTACCCATGGGAGAAGTTATCGGCAAACACATCCATGATGTTAGTTGTTCGTATGAATATGAAAAAAATAAGGATAGATAATGTATAATGGAAATGAAACATTAAGAGGTGCCGGAGAAATATTTGAATACACACAGGAACATATACAAGAAATAGTAAAGTGTAAAGAAGATATAATTTATTTTGCAGAAAAATATTTCAAGATTGTTAGTATTCAGGATGGCGAACATACTATTACATTGTGGGATTTTCAGAAGAAAATATTAAAAGCATTTCTGGAACCACCCGAAGATAAAAGACATGCTATTATAATTTCAGCGAGACAGAGTTCAAAGACAACAACTACATCAATTTATATTCTTCATTTTATATTATTTAATTCTGATAAAACCGCTGCGGTTCTGGCCAATAAAGAAGATACGGCTAAAGAAATTATGAGTCGTATAAAATTAGCATATATGAATCTTCCTTATTTTTTACAACAAGGAATAACAGAGGCAGGATGGAATGCAAAATCATTACATTTGGAGAATGGCTCGAAGATAGTAATTGGAACCACATCATCATCTTCTATTAGATCTAAGACTGTTTCTTTGTTATATATAGATGAGTATGCTCATATCCCGGGAAATCTTGTAAAAGAATTTATTGAAAGCGTTATTCCTACTATCTATTCGAGTAAGAAAAGTAAATTGATAATAACAAGTACACCAAAAGGTCTTAATCATTTCTATGATATGTGGACTAATGCAGTGGCCGGTAAAAATAGTTTTTTCCCCATAAGAATAAATTGGTGGGATGTTCCTGGTAGAGATAATAAATTTAGAGAAGATATTATTGAATCCTATGGAAAGATGTTCTTCGAACAAGAATATCAGTGTAGTTTTATTGGTTCATCTGCCACACTAATAGACGCAGATACATTACAGAGGATGATATATAGAGAACCACTAATGACAAAATATTCTGGTATGATGAATATTTTTGAATTACCAAGAGAGGAATGTTCTTATTTGATTGGCGTTGATAGTGGTGCGGGTATTGGTAAAAATAATTCTACAATACAGGTTGTAAAGGTTAATTCAGAAAGAGATATCGAGCAGGTCGCAACCTATGCAAATAACAGAATTGATGGTTATGGATTTTCCCAGATTATAATAGAGATATCCAAACTATATAATGAAGCCGAGATAATGATTGAAAACAATGGTGGTGGAACTGAAATTGCAAATCTTATATGGCATCAATATGAATATGATAGGATAATTAGTTTTGAGAAGAAAAAATTAGGAGTCAATTCTAATGTAAAGACTAAACTAATTGCATGTTTGGCATTGAAGCGATATATTGAAAATGGTTGGTTAACCCTTCGTGATAAGAATACAATATCAGAATTGACATTCTTCGAAGAAAGAAATGAAAACATTTTCAAAGCAACCGGTTCTCATAATGATGACCGTGTTATGTCATTAGCATGGGCGATTTATTTTTTAACAACACCACAATATGAGAATTTCGGTTCCATGGAAAGAACGGTTGAGAGTAGATATAAAATCCAGCGGGAAAGTAATGAAGATGAGAATAGTGCCCCCGCTGTTGTTTTTGATGATTGAAGTATAAATACTAATGAATATTTTTAAAAATAAGAGGTAAATATGGGAAATTATATCGATTTGGACTTCCTGAATAATGCAGTGAGTGTTCTAAGAGAACAAGAAGAGAAGAAAGAAGCAGAAGAGAAGGAAGAGGAAGAAACTGAAGCTACTGAAGAGATCGATGAAAAGGAAGAAGAAAAATCCGAAGAAATCGAAGAGGAAGAAGATATCGATGAATCTTTCGATAAACAATCTTATGATGCATTGCAGAAAATTATATCCAAAGCAGGAAAGGTAGAAGTTGCTCCTATGGTTTACAAGATTGGTAATATGATTGCTACTTTCCATTCTGAATTAAATGATACGATTGGTTTGAATGAATTGGTGAAACAGTTTCAGAAAGGTTATAATGAAGTGATTTCGGCTAAGAAAATAGCGGGGAAATAAAAATGAAATACATAGATAATGAATTATTAGAAGACGCGAAGACCACTCTTGATAAAACCAAAGAGGGGTTGATAACCGTTACTGCATCCGAGAGTAATGAAAAAAATGGAAAGGTGGATGTGGTTGTTACTTTTGATAATGGTAATTCGCTGATAACCACGATAAATACCGATTTAGAAGGTGCTAAGAAATATTATATTGGTAGATCTTTTAATCTTGGTAATGGCGAAAAAGATACAATGGCCAAAGCCGTTAAAGTTGAAATTTTAAAATAATTGCTGTTTTCAAAAAATAAAAAGGGTCTATGTTCACATAAACATAGATTCTTTTTTTATTCATTTTTTAATTCATGTAAGTATAAATACTAATAGATTTGAATAAAGAATAAATTTAGTGGAGGAATATAATATGGGACAATCACTCAAAACACCAAATGTATATAGATTTGAAAAGGACTATTCGGAAGTAACAAGACCAGCGGGAACATCTACTGGGGCAATCGTTATGAGTGCTCGGCAAGGTGTTGTAAATCAAAGGGTTTTGGTTACAACTGATAAGGAACTTATTGATTTGTTTGGTACTCCTATTCCAGATGGAACGGATGTTGGTATTTATGCTGGTATGGAATTTTTAAAGGAAAGTGATTCCCTTTATGTTGTTAGAGCAACGAGTGGGGTAGAAGAATATTCTAATATTGTTGTTTCTGGTACAGGTACTATTTCGGCTGTTAATTCTATAACTATTTCGGCTGCGGATTCCTCAACATTTTTGGGAGCACACCCAGATGGTAATTCAAATACTATTAATTATGATATTGATGGGTCTTTATCTATTGTTCCTGGCGCATCTTTGGTCATAGCATCAAGAGGCCCGGGTACCTATGGTGATAATATCGGCATTACCTTGATTACAAGTGCTGGGGCATCGCTCTCCGCTGTATCTGGTGATGTGGATTGGGAACATAAGTATGATGCATCGCTCTCTGGTTCGGTTTTTAAATTATCAGTATTTACCAAAACATCGGAACAAGAAGATTTCGATTCTGTTCCTGCTGAAACTTTCTATTGTTCTAAATCTTATGCGAAAGATGGTGAAGGAAAGCAACTCTTTGTTGAAGATGTTGTAAATGGAAAATCGAAATATATTTATGTAAAATCTGTAACTGCTGTAAGTGGCATTGGTATGATTCATACTGCCGGTGAACCGGTTGCATTGGATGGGGGAGCAGATAGTAATAGCTATTTTAATGTTCATGCTAATCATATTGATGATGCATGGGAACTTTTTAAAGATAAAACTAAAGTTGATGTTAATATTCTTATTGATTGTATAAAAGTACCTTCTACTACCCCTGTTATTTCTCGTATAGTCGGTGTTGATAGAATGGATTGTTGTGCTTGTGTTCAGGTTGGGGAATATGATGATCTTACTGTTGAAAACATCAAATCGGTATTCCCTACTATAACAACCGCACAATCATATACATTTCTCTATGCTGGATGGGATAAGATTTATGATTCATTCAATGATAGAAATGTGTTTATCCCTAAGAATGTTTTTGGTGCTTGTCTTTTAGCAAGAACCGATAGAATCGCAAATACCTGGGATGTTCCTGCTGGAATGAATAGAGGTGTTTTACCAAGCATTGGTCAGAATGTAATTTTTTCTGATACCCAGATTGGTGATTTGTATGATTATAATATAAACACTTCTCGTTTTGTTCGTGGTGTTGGTCATGTAATGTGGGGTCAAAAAACCGCACAAAGAAAGAAATCAGCACTCGATAGAATCAATGTTAGAAGATTGTTGCTGTTCTTGGAGAATACAATAGAACCGAGTTTACTCTCGTTTCTTTTTGAACCAAATAATAGCAAAACTCGATTGAGAGTCTTCAACACTGTTGATTCTTTCATGAGAACTGTATTAGCTGGTGGTGGTGTTATGAAGTACGAGGTGGTAGTAGACGAGACCAACAATACAGCGCAGGTTATTGATAATAACGAACTTATGGTTGATGTCTATATACAGGCACCAAAAAGTATTGAATTTATAAGACTTAATATGATAGTCACTAGAACCGGGGTTAATTTTTCTGAAATAAGATAATAGTGAATGATGATAAGTTGACATGCTATAAATATTAATAATTAAGATTTAGGAGAAAATATATGGCTGATTTTTCAATAGGAAAACTTCCACTTGGTGATATTCAAAGAACATATTCATGGGATCTTTTGATTCCAGAGGTTCCCGGTGGTGTTACCGAAGAGGAGTTAAGAATTAGATGTAGATCTGTTACTCTACCCGGTCGTTCTAATGATGTCATAACATCGAATTTTCTTGGAATGGAACAATTCTTTCCTGGTAAACTCCATTTTACCAATCCATTTAATGTTACATTTGAGGAATTTTCTGATAGAAAGGTTGCAAAGGCTCTCTATGCTTGGCAGCAAACTGTTTTTGGTATAAGCTCCGGTGGTGGGATTAATAATAACAAGAATATCTATGGAAGAAATATAGTTTTAGAGTTATTAGATTATACCAATGCCAACATCAAAGCAATTGATAATGGAAGGATTAAATTGTTCGGGGCATGGCCGGAGAATGTGGCTGAAGTGGCTATGAGTTATGCTGATAATGCAGCACTTCAATATAGTGTTGGATTCCGTTATGATAGATGGGAATACATGACCACTGATAATTAATAAGTTTCTTTTTGAATTTTTTGATTTTCATATGGGGATTCTGTAAAAAGAATCCCTTTTTCTTTTATTATAAATATATACAAGAGTGAGTATTTGTTTAATTTATATGGGGGTTTATAATGCCAAGAATTCAGATGGAAAAAGTGACTGAGACTAAAGAGAGTGTTAAGAATACAAAGGTTGATAATCTGGAATTAAAGAATGATCCGATGTTGGGATTCTATCCCATTACTGATTTGCCATCTAAATATAAATTATATCCCGAAAATACTTTAATTTATGGTCGTCCTCTCCGTGTAATAGAAGCAAAACAACTTTCACAAATGAGTGAAGGTAATTCTAATACAATAATGAATAATGTTTTAAGGTCGGCAATTAAAGGTATCAATGTTGATGATATATTGGTTGCTGATAAGTTATATATAATTTTCTGGTTAAGAGCGAATTCATATAAGGATTCTGGTTTTAAAGTTGACTTTAATTGTTTAGAATGTGAAACAAAATCCTCGTATCATTTTAATTTAGATTCTTTGAAGATAACATATATAAGCGATGATTACTCGAAAGATAAAGAGTTTATGCTTCCGATAAATAAGCATGAAATAAATATGAGATATCAGAGAATCAAAGATGCGGTTGAATTGGAAAACTTTAAATCAAAGAATAGTGATAACCCATTAGTTTCTTATGATGATGATATTCTAAGTTTGGCTTCTTGTATCAATTTGATTAACGGGGAAGATAAAACATTAAAACAGAAGTATGATTATTTAATTGGTTTGGATGTTGGTGATTATTCTGTTATATCAACTGAAATGACAGATAATGAAATAGGAATATCTACTATAATTAATGTTAAGTGTAGTAAGTGTGAGAAGATTAGTTTTGCGGGGTTAGACTTTCGAGAGGACTTCTTTATTCCCAAATATAAGACTTGATACAATTCTCGATGTGGAGTTTAATTTAGGTAGATTTTTTAGTACATCACCGACGAGTTTCGCTGAATATGATTTTAAGAGTTTTATTTGGCAATATGATAAGATGATAGAGTTTGAAAAACAAAAACCACAAGGAAATAGTGATATTGAGTTTAATAATCC